ATAACAACGATTATTTCTGCTAGAGAAATGTTCCCAATTCTAACAGAAAACATTGCCTTAATTCATGATAATCCAAAGGCTTATCACTACAGTAATGAATGTGACATGATTAATCGCCTAGTTCTTGGAATGTCGGCAAAACAAGTAAGGGAACTCTATGGGATTGAAAAAGGGAAAAGCATTCGTCCGTATCTAACATCAGGGCAAATGTATCTGATAGATAGACTGCAAAAAATTGATGCTGGGTTACTCATTTCAACTCCAGACTATCAAGCAAGAAAAAGACAGCTTGAATGGTATCTGACTAAAATTTCGAAGGAGGCAGATTATGAGTAAGACATATAAAAAACACCTTGAAAATCCTAATTTTAGACCGCTTGCATATATCTGCGCTCCATATAGCGGTGATAAGGATAGAAATATAAAAAAAGCCATTCATTATGCAGAACTTGCATATAAGAATGGAGCAATTCCTGTTACACCACATCTTTTATTTCCATTTATGAATGATGAGGATACTAACCAAAGAGAAGATGCACTTTTTATGGACATCATACTTCTTGGTAAATGCCAAGAGGTGTGGGTCTTTGGTGGTGAAATCACTGAAGGTATGAAGAAGGAACTTGAGATTGCTGAGAAAAGAAAGCAAGTAATTAAGTATTTTGATAGTACAAGTATGGAGGTGGAGATAAATGCTTAAATGCCGTTTAAGTGTGGCTACTTGCATAGGAAACAGTAGCAATTGTATGTATCCAAATTCTGTAATGGTGTCAGATAGGGATAGCTTTATTCAGGCTATCTCTTTTGACCATGTTGCAGGAACTTTTAAAGGGAATTATCGAAGCAAGGATAACTTCATCTCATCAGACTGTATTCCAATGGACTGTGATAATGACCATTCGGATGGTGAAAAAGACTGGGTAACGCCCTTTGATGTAGCAATGGCTTTTCCTGATGTATGCTTTTATGCCTCATACAGTAGAAACCATATGAAAAACAAAGGCAGTAAGTCGGCTAGACCAAGATTTCATGTCTATTTTCCAACTGAAGAAATAACAGATGCTGACGAATATGCTCAGTATAAAGAAAAGATACAAGCAGTGTTTCCATATTTTGATGATAATGCTTTAGATGCTGCAAGGTTTCTTTATGGAACATCAGCTCCAGAAGTAGAACTATATGAGGGTAGTATTACTATTTTAGACTTTCTTTTAGATGATAGCTTTGCAAATCTAGGCGAGAGTATTGAGTCTGGAAATCGAAATAATACTATGAGCCATATTGCAGGAAAACTTATCAAGCGTTTTGGTGATGGGAATGAAGCCTATGAGAAATTTATGAAGCAAGCAGATAGGTGTGATCCACCACTTTCTGAAGAAGAGCTAAGTACAATTTGGAACAGTGCGAGAAAATTTGGTAATAAGATATCTAATCAAGTTGGATACATTTCACCAGAACAGTATAATCTTGAACTAAATTTAAAACCGGATGACTTATCAGATGTCGGACAAGCAGTGGTGCTTGCTAGGGAATATGAAGATAAACTTCGCTACTCGCCAGCTACTGATTTTCTTGTCTATAACGGTAGCTTTTGGGAAGAGTCCCAGCCTAATGCTCAAGGAATAGCACAGGAACTTACAGCAAGACAATTAGAAGAGGCAGAGGTTGAACTTCAAAAAGCAATCACAGAAATGAATAGTAATGGCGCATGGGCCTTAATTGTAGCAATGGGACCAAAGAAAGCAAGTGCTCAGTTTAATAAAGAGCAGGCTAGGTCTTTTGAAAAGTATGAACAGGCAGAAGTTTATCGTAAGTATGCCATCAAAAGACGTGATACAAAATATATCTCTGCAGCACTTAAAGAAGTTAGACCGATGGTACAGGTAGAGCAGTCTATGCTTGACGCTGATGAATTTATGCTAAACACTCCAAATAAAACTGTAAATCTTGTAACAGGAGAGTGTTTGGATCATAAGGCAGAAGACTATATTACAAAACAGACTACCGTATCTCCAGGTGAAGAAGGTAAGGACATATGGCTAGATGCCCTTAATACATTTTTTGTTGATGACACTGAGCTTATTTCCTATGTGCAAAAGATAGTGGGACTTGCATCAATTGGAAAGGTTTATGTGGAGGCACTTATTATCGCATATGGTGAGGGAAGAAATGGTAAGTCTACTTTTTGGAATGTAGTATCAAAGGTTCTTGGAACATATAGCGGGAATATGTCTGCAGATATGCTGACTGTTGGTTGCAGACGAAATGTTAAACCGGAGCTAGCTGAGGCAAAGGGTAAAAGACTACTTATTGCTGCAGAACTTGAAGAAGGGATGCGTATGAATACATCAAATGTAAAACAGCTGTGTTCCACAGACGAGATATTTGCTGAGAAGAAGTTTAAGTCACCTTTTAGCTATGTGCCAAGTCATACTCTTGTCCTATATACCAATCACCTGCCAAGGGTAGGAGCTGTGGATAAAGGGACATGGCGTAGACTTATTGTTATCCCTTTTGATGCAAAGATTGAAGGGCAAAATGATATCAAGAACTACACGGAGTATTTATTTGAAAATGCAGGTGGAGCCATTCTTTCTTGGATAATCGAAGGAGCAAAACAGGTAATCAAGGACGAGTACCATATCGATGCGCCTAAGAGAGTTCAAGATGCCATTGCAGCCTATAAGGAAAATAATGACTGGATGAAACATTTTCTAGATGAGTGTTGTGAGATTGATCCTACCTTTACAGAAAAGAGTGGGGAGCTTTATACGGCATATCGTGCATACTGCCTTCGTACGGGAGAATTTACTAGAAGTGCCGGTGATTTTTATTCTGTTTTAGAAATCGAAAACTTTCAAAAGAAAAAGACAAAAAAAGGCATTATAGTCTATGGATTGCGTTTGAAATCAGAGTTTGAGGACTAAGGGTGCAGGGATATGCAGGGTATTTACTTATATTAATATATATACTTATTTTTTTAGTCCTATAGATAATAATAGTAAATAGCCTTCACCTACCTGCACCTCTTATGAATGGAGGTTAAAAATATGCTAGAAAAAGAGATTGAAAAGTCTTTAGTTAAAAGGGTTAAAGGACTTGGTGGTATTTGCCTTAAGCTAGTAAGTCCAAGTATGGATGGACTTCCGGATAGAATGGTATTTTTATCAGATGGGAAGTTTGCTTTTGTAGAACTAAAGGCAAAAGGAAAAAAACCAAGGCCTCTACAGATGAAAAGAATTGATGATTTTAGGAAGTTAGGTTTTAAGTGCTTTGTTATTGATGGTAAGAATCAGATCGGTGGTGTGATTGATGAAATACGCTCCACATAATTATCAGAAGTTCGCAACGGACTTTATTATAAATCATCCAGTATCTGCTGTTCTTCTTGAGATGGGACTTGGAAAAAGTGTCATAAGCCTTAGTGCAATAAATGAACTTATGCTTGATTACTTTGATGTATCAAGGACTCTTGTTATTGCACCTCTTAGAGTTGCTAACTCTACTTGGCCAGATGAAATAAAAAAGTGGGATCATTTAAAGCACTTAAACTATTCTGTTGTTATCGGAAGTGAAAAAGAGAGGCTTGATGCTTTGAAGAAACCAGCACATATCTATTTGATAAATAGAGAAAATGTAGACTGGCTTATTACAAAAAGTGGAATTTCTTGGAAGTTTGATATGGTGGTCATTGATGAGCTTTCATCTTTTAAGTCCTATCAAGCGAAAAGGTTCAAGTCACTTCTTAAAGTAAGACCTAAAATAAAAAGAATTGTAGGGCTCACAGGAACACCCTCAAGTAACGGTCTGATGGATTTATGGGCAGAGTTTAGACTGCTTGATATGGGAGAAAGACTTGGAAGATATATCACTTACTATAGGCAGAACTTCTTTGTACCAGATAAAAGAAATCAGCAGATGATATTTTCCTATAAGCCAAAAGATGGAGCAGAAAAAAAGATATATAGTCTAATATCTGATATTACAATTTCCATGAAGTCAAAAGATTTTCTAAAGATGCCAGAGTGTGTCATGAACGAAGTGATAGTTACTTTATCGGATAAAGAACAAAAGTTATATGATTCTTTGAAACAAGATATGGTGTTATCCCTTGAAGAAAACGAGATTGATGCTATCAATGCAGCAGCACTTTCAAACAAACTTCTTCAGATGTCAAATGGTGCTGTCTATAACGATGACAAGGAGAGTCTCCATATACACGATAGAAAGCTTGATGCTTTAGAGGATTTAATCGAAGGTGCAAATGGCAAACCAGTTCTTGTGGCTTATTGGTTTAAACATGATTTGGAAAAAATAAAAGATAGATTTGATGTCAGAAAAATTAAATCAGCTAAGGATATATCGGATTGGAATGAAGGTAAAATTCCTGTGGCTTTAATTCATCCTGCAAGTGCAGGTCATGGACTAAATCTTCAAGCTGGGGGATCGACTCTAATATGGTTTGGACTGACCTGGTCACTGGAGTTATATCAGCAGACCAATGCCAGACTTTACCGTCAAGGGCAAGATAGTACGGTTGTCATTCATCACATCCTAACTAAAGGAACGATTGATGAAGATGTAATGAAAGCATTAAAAGCCAAGGAGAAAATACAAGATGCACTGATAGAATCAGTGAAAGCAAGATTAAAGTAACGAGGAAAAGAGGTTCTATAGAGAACTTACCTCAGATGGAGGTAAGCATGGATAAAAAAGAATATTTAAAGCAACACAGATTACTGAATCGAATTATTGAACTTGATTTAGAGGAACTAAAAAGAATTAGAGAGTTATCAGTCAGTGTTTCAAGTATTGCTTTTGATAGAGATTATGTACAAACTACTAGAGATACAAGAGCACCATTTGAGAAATGGCTTGATAAAATAAACATTCTTGAGATAAAGATAGCTAATGAAGTGAATCTTTTTATGGACTTAAAACTTCAGATACTTGAAACAATAGAACAATTAGAAAGTATTGATGAAAAGCTGGTTTTGAATTACAGATACGTTAAAGGTCTAGAATGGGATGAGATATGTTCCCTGCTATTTGCAAGTGAAAGGACGATATTTAGGTGGCATGGAAATGCTCTAGCAAAGCTGAAACTGCCTGAAAATCCAATTAATATTAAAAGTTGTCAGCTAATGGCAGTTGATGGCAGTGATTGTCAGTAGATGTCATAGCATCAAATATGGTATGATATACTTGTCAGAAGTATAAATAAAACAGGGCCTTGAGGGATAAATCCTTCAGGGCTTTTCTTATGCAAAAAAGGAGGTGGAAGGCTTGCCAAGAAAACCAAAGCGTCCATGTTCATATACGGGGTGCCCTAACCTAACTGAGGGTAGGTTTTGTGAAAAGCACCAGAAACAAGAGAACAAACGCTACGAGAAGTACGACAGGAATCCTGCTGTACGCCGAAGGTATGGACGAGTGTGGAAAAGAGTAAGAGATGCTTATGTTAAGGAGCATCCATTTTGTGAGGAGTGTTTTAAGAAGAAAATTTTAGTACCCGTAGAAGAAGTGCATCACATCAAACCTTTATCAGAAGGTGGAAATCATAATAAAAGTAATTTGATTTCTTTATGCAAATCGTGTCATGCGAGAATACATGCAAGTCGTGGTGATAGATGGAATAAAAATAAGGGGTAGGGGGAGTAAAATCTCTACGAATCTAATCCTTGTGGAACGGGCGTGGGGTCTCACGCACAAAAAGAGAGGTTCAAACAGGGTATTAAAGAAAGTAAAAATTTAAGGAGTGATAATTTGGCTAAAGACGGAACATATAGAGGAGGAAGAAGGGTCAGAGCAGGAGATAAGCCAAAACCAGTAGCTGAAAAAATACAAGCTGGGGAAATGGTAAAAATACTAGCAAATGATATACCAGATGAATACTACGCAGAACTGGAATCTGTAGATTTACCAGAAGGGGTAGAACTTGAAGGTATGGATATGCCCAAACCAAGTGAGTATCTATCTGCTAAGCAAAAGAGTGGGATACCGCTTGGAGCAGACCGCATATATAAAGAAACATGGCAGTGGCTAAAGGAAAGAAAATGCGAAAAGTTGGTAAACAAAAGGCTTATTGAATCTTATTCACAAGCATTTGCTAGATATATTCAGTGTGAAGAAGCAATCAGTAGGTACGGAATGCTTGGAAAACATCCAACCACCGGAGGTGTGATTGCCTCTCCATTTATACAGATGTCTAGTCAGTTTCAAAAGACAGCAAACCTAATTTGGTATGAGATTTATGACATTGTAAAGCAAAATTGTACAGAAATTTTTGAAGAAGAAAGTAATGATCCTATGGAAAGACTACTGAGAGGAGGAAGGTAGAAAATGATAGAAAAAGTAAATCCAATGCATCCTGATAAAATAGCAGATAGGATAGCAGGTGCAATAGTAGATTTAACATATAAGGCAAATGACAACCCTAAGGTTGCAGTTGAAGTGTTAATTGGACACGGTGTGTGCCATGTTATTATTGAAACAACAGAAAAACTCTATCAAGAGCCAATTGAAAAAATCATTCATCGTATCGCAGGCGATGTGAAGGCGGATATTTTGATTGTTCCTCAAGATGTACATTTGACAAACAATCAAAAGGACAAGGTGCGCTGTGGTGATAATGGTATCTTTAAGGGAGTGCCTTTAACAGACGAACAGAAGGAACTATCAAAAATAGCAAGAGAAATTTATAATAAATATCCGTATGATGGTAAGTATATCTTAGATGAAACAAGGCTGATTATTTGTCAGAGTAATGCTAAAATATCAGAGCTTAGAGAAACCTATCCCTATGCAGAAGTAAATCCACTAGGAGATTGGACTGGTGGAACTGATGTAGACACAGGAGCTACCAATAGAAAACTTGGGTCAGATATGGCAGACTCCGTAACTGGTGGAGGACTTCATGGGAAAGACTTGTCAAAGGCAGATGTATCTATAAACATCTATGCTTTTCTAAAAGCACGGGAGATGGGCGAAGAAGTTAAACTTTGCTGTGCAATCGGGGATAGAGAAGTAGATGGTAAGTCTTATGATGAGATAGTAAGACTAGCGAAAGAATATATAGACTCCGTAGGCGGATTTGAAAAATTTGCCGAGTGGGGTCTTTTTTAATGGGAGGAGTTTATGGGAAAAGAAATGCAGTATTATCTAGCAGATATTAATGACCTCATTCCATATATTAGAAACGCTCGTACCCACTCAGAGAGTCAAATAGCTCAGATTGCTGCAAGCATAAAGGAGTTTGGTTTTTTATCTCCGATACTCATAGCGGAAGATAATACAATTTTAGCCGGACATGGCAGACTTGCAGCAGCTAGGAAACTTGGGCTAAAGCAAGTACCATGCGTTAAGGAAAGCCACTTAACTGAAACTCAAAGACGGGCATATATTATTGCAGACAATAAACTATCACTTAACGCTGGCTGGGATGATGAGATGCTTGCGATTGAACTTTCTGAATTACAAGGAGCAGATTTTGAATTAGAACTTTTAGGTTTTGATGAAAGTGAACTTGCCAGTATTTTTGAAGATGATAAAGAAGTAGAAGATGACGATTTTGATGTTGAAGAAGAACTAAATAAACCATGCTTTTCTAAGGCAGGTGATATTTGGACACTTGGCAGGCATAGACTTATCTGTGGTGATGCAACTAAAGAAGAAACTTACAAGCGTTTGATGGATGGAAAGAAAGCAAATCTTGTAGTAACCGATCCACCCTACAACGTAAACTATGAGGGTAGTGCAGGCAAGATTAAAAACGATAATATGGATAGCGATAAGTTCTATAACTTCTTACTTGATGCCTTTTCTAATATGGAAAAGGTGATGGCAGATGATGCATCTATCTATGTTTTTCATGCGGACACGGAAGGCTTGAATTTTAGAAAAGCATTTAACGATGCAGGATTTTATCTATCAGGCTGTTGCATATGGAAGAAACCATCACTTGTTCTTGGCAGAAGTCCATATCAATGGCAACATGAACCATGTCTATATGGTTGGAAGAAGAAAGGAAAACATCAGTGGTATTCAGGAAGAAAAGAAACCACCATATGGGAATTTGAAAAGCCTAAGAAAAATGCAGACCATCCTACTATGAAACCTATTGCACTACTCGCATATCCTATTTCTAACTCAAGTATGAGTAACACCCTTATACTTGATCCATTTGGTGGTAGTGGCAGTACCTTAATTGCTTGTGAGCAAACAGACCGTTCCTGTTATACAATTGAACTTGATGAAAAGTTCTGTGATGTAATCGTCAAAAGATATATTGAGCAGGTAGGAACAAATAAAGATGTATCAGTGTTAAGAGCTGGAAAAGAATATCTATATAGCGAGGTGACTGCTGATGAGTAAGGAATTAACTCTTGGCAGTCTTTTTGATGGAAGTGGAGGTTTTCCGCTTGGAGCAAAGCTATTGGGAATTAAACCTATATGGGCATCAGAAATTGAGCCATTTCCCATCAGAGTTACAACAAAAAGAATGCCGGAAGTAAAGCACCTAGGGGATGTATCAGATATAAAAGGCTATGAAATAGAGCCGGTGGATATTATAACTTTTGGAAGTCCCTGTCAGGATATGTCCATAGCAGGGAAAAGAGCGGGACTTAACGGTTCTCGCTCTAATTTATTTTATGAGGCAATAAGAATTATTAAAGAAATGAGGGAGAGGACGAATGGAACAAAACCAAGATACATCATTTGGGAAAATGTCCCAGGGGCATTCTCCTCAAACAAGGGAGAAGACTTTAAAAAAGTGCTTAAAGAAATCTGTGAAATCAAAGGATATCAGATTGATGCGCCTAGACCTAACAGGTGGCAAAATGCAGGACTTATCCTGGCAGATGATTTCAGTCTCGCATGGAGGATATTTGATGCTCAGCACTGGGGAGTCCCCCAGAGAAGAAGACGAATCTATCTTGTCGCAGATTTTAATGGGGAAAGTGCCGGAAAAATATTATTTGAGTCCGAGAGCATGCCTTGGCATCTTGAAAAGAGCAAATGCCCGTGGAAAAGAACTACCGGAAATTCTAAGACTTGCACTAGAAACGGGGTCGAAAACCTGTGCTTAAATGATCAGGGTGGTCAGAGAATGGATGTTCATGAAAATAAAAGTGGAACAATAACTGCAAGCGTAGGTAATCATCCACCATTAGTATTCGAAAATCATGGACAGGATTCTAGATTCAAAGGTCCGATTGATATTAGTAATACACTAGGAGCAAGTCTTGGAACTGGTGGAAATAATCAACCTTTTGTAGTCGAAGATAAAGTGGATATATTTGATGTCAGAATCACGTCAGAAAAAACAAAGAATCATAGAGCAAATATCTATGAAACGGATGTTGCTAGGACTATAAATACGGGTTTAAATTCACCGGATGCCAATCAAGGTGGTCTTGCTATTGTTTATTCAACAAGTAAAAATTCGCATCATACTGAGGCAGTAGAAAATTTAGCGAATACTTTAGTAGCAAGCGATTATAAAGATCCTCCAGTTGTTAATGATATGGAAGGTAAAAAATATATTGTTAGAAGACTTACACCAAAGGAATGTGGAAGACTTCAAGGCTTTCCAGATGGTTGGTGTGGTGGACTTGAAACAGAAAATCTGACTGATGAAGAATTAGACTTTTGGACTGAAGTCTTTGAAACATATAGAAGAGTTGTAACGAAAGCTACTAAGCCAAAAAGTGAAAAACAGATAAGAAAGTGGCTTAAAAACCCTCATACTGATTCAGCCGAATATAAGATGTGGGGTAATGGTGTAGCACTTCCTAATGTCTGTTTTGTACTAGCAGGAATTAAGCACTTTTATTTTGAATAAAGCACAGATATGACTTGCTATTTACAGCCTTTAGAGTGATATATGTACATACCAAATTGAAGGAGGTAAAGAGCATGGAATTAAAGTATGAAATGAAAGGTGCTCAAAGAAAAAAGTTAGTTCAGGCAATTGAAGATTTAACCGGCTACAAAGCCAAATACCTAGGAATGCCAAGTGCAGCATATGAGATTGGCGCATTTACTGTAAGTAAAGAAGGAACGGTGACATCAAAGACAGATGAAAACCTAGAAGGCCTTGAAAAGATTCTAGCAGGTGATTATGGGATAGTCCTTAACACAAGCGAACCTGTGGCCACACAGGGGCTTACAGTGGCAATTCCAAGAGATAAGGTAAATTTATCCAAGCTAGAAAAAATCTTTGAAAACAAGGGCGATTTAATCAAAAAGGCACTAGGAGTTACAAGTCTTGAAATAGAGGAAGATGAAGAAAAAGTAAGTTTTACTTGGTTTAAAAATATCGATAACGAACATCTAATGACATATGCAAAATTTATTACAGCACTTTGTAAGATGAGTATTAATGCGAAACGCATCAACGAATATTCCAAAGAAGTGGTCAACGAAAAGTATGCCTTTAGATGTTTTCTTTTAAGGCTTGGATTTATCGGAGATGAATTCAAAAAGGATAGAAAGATACTTCTTGAAAAGCTTACTGGATCATCAGCTTTTAGAAATGGAGGTAATGAAGATGAGATTTCCAAGTAGAGATATTGTAGAGGGGATAAGAAAAAGATATCCAATAGGAACTAGAGTGGAACTTGTCTTTATGGATGATATTCAGGCACCACCAGTAGGTACAAAAGGAACGGTAAGAGGTGTTGATGATATTGGTTCTATTATGGTTTCTTGGGATAATGGAAGTAGCCTAAGTGTTGCTTATGGTGAAGATTTCTGCAGGAGGATTTCAGATGAACGATAAAATAAAGGAACAAATTCTTGTAATCAGAAATACAGGAATCACAAATATGTTTGATGTAACAGCTGTTCAAAGAATCGCCTTTGAAATGGACTTTTATGAACTTGTAGATTTTCTTGAAACCGATAGAAAGGCTTATGTTGATTTCATTATTTATGGGAAATAAACTACATTTATCTCCAAATTTGACTTGCTATTATGTGCTTTTAGAGTGATATATAGTACTACCAAAAGCAAAGGAGATAAAGAAAATGAACAAGATGACAGAGCTAGCTAAAGAGTACAGAATACCAACATTGGCGACTCCCGAAGATTTAGAAACTAGATGGGGGAAGATTATAACCTTTGGAGATAGGGTGATCCTTATTGGGCACTATTATCACCCAGATGGAAATTGCTACTTTGCAGCAGTTTATGAATTCCTAGATGATGACCATACATGCGAAGGTTTTATTGGACTTAGGGAAGTCAGTGACAAAAGATTTGAAGACGATGGGCATGCTATAGAGTGGGCATTGAATCAAAACTAAAACAAGAGAGTTTCAGAGCTTAGGCTCTGTTTCTCGTAGTAGCAGCCGAGGGGTTGTATTTTTTTATGACATAACAGAAATCTTTGATTTCGTTGTAGGTCAGATATCGCATCGTTTCAAATCTGTGATTTGTCAAAATGCGATTATTCTTAGAAGGAGGGATAGCATTGGCAAAGTATAAGACAACTAAATTCAAAGAGAAGGACTCCGTTTATAATAAAGAGCATGCAGATTATGCGGTAAACTTTATCGAATGTCTATCCCATACAAAAGGTACATGGGCAGGTAAGCCATTTAAATTACTCCCTTGGCAAGAACAGATTATAAGAGATTTATTTGGAGTGATTAAGCCAAACGGATATAGGCAGTTTAATACAGCATATATTGAAATCCCAAAGAAGATGGGAAAATCAGAGCTTGCAGCTGCTGTCGCCTTACTTCTTTGTTGTGGGGATAATGAGGAAAGAGCAGAGGTTTATGGATGTGCTGCTGATAGACAGCAGGCAACAATTGTATTTGATGTAGCCGCTGATATGGTAAGGATGTGTCCAGCCTTAAATAAAAGAGTGAAGATACTAGCCTCGCAAAAAAGAATCGTATTTCAGCCGACAAATAGCTTTTATCAAGTGCTATCAGCTGAAGCCTACTCCAAGCATGGTTTTAATATACATGGGGTAGTCTTTGATGAACTTCATACCCAGCCAAATCGTAAACTATTTGATGTTATGACAAAGGGGTCAGGAGATGCCAGAACCCAGCCTTTATACTTTTTAATCACTACAGCAGGAACAGATACGCATTCAATCTGCTATGAAACGCATCAAAAGGCTAAGGATATTTTAGAAGGTAGGAAAATAGATCCTACCTTTTATCCTGTGATTTATGGAGCAGATGAAAAAGATGACTGGACAGATCCTAAGGTTTGGAAGAAAGCAAATCCATCTTTAGGGGTGACGGTTGGAATTGATAAAGTAAAGGCTGCCTGTGAGTCTGCAAAGCAAAATCCTGGTGAGGAGAATTCCTTTAGACAGTTAAGACTTAACCAGTGGGTAAAACAAGCAATTAGGTGGATGCCAATGGAAAAATGGGATTCATGTTCCTTTGCAGTTAATGAAGAGAAATTAGAAGGAAGAGTTTGTTATGGAGGTCTTGACCTATCGTCTACAACAGACATTACAGCCTTTGTTTTAGTCTTTCCACCGATAGATGAGGAAGATAAATTTGTGATACTTCCATATTTTTGGTTACCGGAAGAAACTCTGGAGTTAAGGGTTAAGCGAGACCATGTTCCATATGATATTTGGGAAAGGCAGGGGCACATTCAGACAACAGAAGGAAATGTAGTTCACTATGGATATATAGAAAGCTTTATAGAAAAGCTGGGAGAAAGATTTAATATCAAAGAGATTGCTTTTGATAGATGGGGTGCTGTTCAAATGGTTCAAAACTTAGAAAATATGGGATTTACAGTCGTTCCTTTTGGACAAGGATTTAAAGATATGTCCCCACCAACGAAAGAACTTATGAAATTAACACTAGAACAAAAAATTGCTCATGGTGGGCATCCTGTTCTTAGATGGAATATGGATAATATATTTATTAGGACAGACCCTGCAGGAAATATCAAAGCAGATAAAGAAAAATCCACAGAAAAAATTGATGGTGCGATTGCGACAATCATGGCACTTGATAGAGCGATTAGGTGTGGTAATTCTAATACTGAAAGTGTATATGACAGTAGGGGCATTTTATTTATGTAGGAGGAATTTGAATGGGAATATTAAGTGGTTTATTCAAAAGTCGTGATAAGCCAACGAATAGAACAAATGGAAGTGCGTATAGTTTTTTAATGGGCGGTTCTTCATCTGGTAGAAGAGTTAATGAACGCTCGGCTATGCAGATGACTGCAGTATATAGTTGCGTTCGTATTTTATCTGAAGCAGTTGCAAGTTTGCCACTTCATGTGTACCTTAGGACCGACACAGGAACTGAAAAAGCAATAGAGCACCCGTTATATAAGGTGCTGCACGATGAACCAAATCCTGAAATGACAAGTTTCGTTTTTAGAGAAACTATGATGACACATTTACTCCTTTGGGGTAATGCCTATGCCCAGATTATCAGAAATGGTAAGGGTGAAGTTTTAGGACTTTATCCGCTTATGCCGGATAGGATGAAAGTGGATAGAGATGATAAGGGCCAGATTTACTATGAATATTTTGTAAGTGATTCAGATGCAGGAACAGAAAAACAAGGGATTGTTAAGTTAAACGGGTCAGATATTCTTCATATTCCAGGACTTGGTTTTGATGGACTTGTTGGATATTCACCTATTGCAATGGCTAAAAATGCCATAGGCATGGCAATTGCAACAGAAGAATATGGCGCTAAGTTTTTTGCTAATGGGGCAACACCAAGTGGAATTTTAGAATATCCTGGAACAGTAAAAAATCCTGAGGCCATGAGGGAAAGCTGGTCTAAGGGTTTTTCTGGAGGAAATAGCCATAAGATAGCGATTTTGGAAGAAGGAATGAAGTACACGCCGATTTCCATTTCTCCAAATGAAGCACAGTTTTTAGAAACAAGAAAATTTCAAATCAATGAGATAGCTAGGATTTTCAGAGTACCACCTCATATGGTAGGTGACCTTGAGAAGTCTAGCTTTTCTAATATCGAGCAGCAATCTCTAGAGTTTGTGAAGTACACTCTTGATCCTTGGGTAGCAAGATGGGAGCAATCCATTGTTCGAAGGCTTTTTACTGAGGAGGAAAAGAAAAAGTACTATGTCAAATTCAATGTTGATGGACTCCTTCGTGGAGATTACCAATCAAGAATGAATGGCTATGCTATCGGAAGACAAAACGGATGGATGTCTGCCAATGATATTAGAGAACTAGAAAACCTTGACCGTATTTCTAGTGAAGAAGGCGGGGATTTGTATCTTATAAATGGAAATATGCTCCCACTAAACCGTGCCGGAGCATTTGCAAGTAATGAAGGGGAGGAGGAAGAACCTAGTGAAGAAGTTTTGGAAGTGGAAGAACGGAGTGAAAAACCAAAACGAAGAGGAAGTGACAGAACGCATTTTGTTCCTTAATGGAACGATAGCTGAAGAATCTTGGTTTGACGATGATGTAACACCACAGCTTTTCAAGGAAGAGTTAAATAAGGGGAATGGAAACATTATTGTTTGGATTAACTCTCCAGGAGGTGACTGCATAGCAGCAGCTCAAATCTACAATATGCTAATCGACTATAAGGGTGATGTCACAGTAAAAATTGATGGCATCGCAGCAAGTGCAGCATCAGTTATAGCTATGGCAGGTACAAAGGTTTTAATGAGTCCGGTATCCATGCTGATGATCCATAATCCTATGACTATTGCTTTTGGAAATAAGGGCGAGATAGAAAAAGCTATCGCCATGCTTGATGAAGTGAAAGAGTCAATCATCAATGCTTATGAAATTAAGACCGGACTGTCCAGAGCAAAACTATCTCATCTAATGGATTCAGAAACATGGATGGATGCTAATAAAGCTGTAGAGCTTGGTTTTGCAGATGACATCTTAAAAAGAAGCGAAGCTAATGACATGGAAATTCCACAGATTTCTATGATGTATCAGGAGGCACAGGTTGTAAATTCACTGATGGAAAGAATAGCTACTAAATGCAAAATAGAGAATAAAGAAACAAACAAAGGCATAAAGGCGGACGAATTAATGGACCGTCTTTTTTTAATGAGAAATTGGAGGTAGAAAAGATTATGAGTAAGATTTTAGAGATGATTGAAAAACGTAATAAGGCTTGGGAAGGTGCTAAGGCATTCCTTGATAGTAAGAGAGATAAGGACGGCCTTATTTCTGAAGAAGATGCTTTGGTCTATGACGAAATGGAAAAGAAAGTCCATAATTTCAGCCTAGAGATTGAGCGTCTACAGAAGATGGAAGAACTAGATAAAGAACTATCCAAGCCTATGTCTGATGCGATTGTAAATAGACCGATGAAGGTTGAAGAAAGACAAGAAAAGAAAGGTAGAGCAAGAGATGAGTATAAAAATGCGATGTTAAATGCTCTGCGTACGAACTTTAAGAGAGTAGAAAATGTTCTTCAAGAAGGTGTTGATGCAGATGGTGGGTATTTGGTTCCGGATGAGTACGATGACAGATTGATTGAGACGCTTGAAGAAGAAAATATCATGCGTTCTCTTGGAACAACTATCACAACAAGTGGTCAGCATAAAATCAATATTGCCATGTCAGATCCTGCGGCAGCTTGGATTGATGAAGGTGGAGCACTTAACTTTGGCGATTCTAAGTTTGCACAGGTGCTTCTTGATGCACATAAACTCCATGTCGCAATCAAAGTAACAGAAGAACTATTATACGATAATGCATTTAAACTAGAGGACCATATCTTGACAGCTTTTGGTAAAGCACTGGCAAACGCAGAGGAAGATGCTTTTCTAAACGGTGATGGTACTGGCAAACCAACTGGTATTTTTAATAAAACGAATGGAGGAACATATCTAAAGGACATCACAGCAGTAAAATCTGATGATTTGATTGACCTTATCCATGCATTAAAACGTCCATATAGAAAGAATGCTACTTTTATCATGAACGATAAGACAATCGCACAGGTGAGAAAGCTTAAAGATAACAATGGTGCATATATTTGGCAGCCATCTTATCAGGAAGGTGAACCAGACAGAATTCTAGGATATCCAGTTAAGACTTCAGCTTTTGCTCCAGAAAATGCCATCGCATTTGGTGACTTTAGCTATTACAACATTGGTGATAGAGGAGCTCGTTCTTTCAAAGAACTTACCGAACTATTCGCTGGTAATGGAATGATTGGTTTTGTAGCAAAAGAAAGAGTTGATGGAAAGCTTGTATTAAAAGAGGCTGTTCAGATTCTTCCAATTAAGGCTACATCATAATTAATGGAAAGGGGTGCTGGTTATGGTTGTAAGTCTAGAAGAAATGAAAAACTATCTTAGGGTGGATACCAGTGAAGATGATAATCTTATTAGCACCCTTATCCAGTCTGCAGAGAAGATGTGCCTTGCTATTGCAAGAAAAAATGAAGAAGAAATCATCAGAGAAAACTTTGAAGAATATAAGGTGGCAGTGCTATATGCTGCCGCCTATCTTTATGAACACAGGGAAGAGGCAGACCATCATGAGTTAACAATTACGCTTAGGTCTATGCTGTTTGGAGTAAGAAAGGCGGGATTTTAATGAAAGTTTCACTATTAAATGAACGCATTATTATAGAAAAAAGCAAAATTGAAGTGGATAAAATAGGAAACCATAAAAATGTGTGGAGTAAGTATTATTCCTGCTATGTAACTATCAGTAGTGAAAGTCCGCAGGAACAAACAAGTGGTGGTGCTATATGGGATGAAAGCAAGATTGACTTTACCATTCGCTACAGTAGAGAGGTAGCTGATATTTCATCAATAGGTTTTAGAGTAATTTTTCATAATTCTATTTATGAAATAAATGGCATTGACCATATGAATTACAAGAAGAAAAGTGTGAAACTGCACTGCAGGAGAGTGGAAAGATGAGTAATGTAAAAATAGATAGCCTCTCATCTGAAGTGATGAAGGAACTTGAAAAATATGCTGATGTTACAACTGAAAAAGTAAAAAAGGCAGTTCAAAATGCAGGAAAGGCTGTGCGTGATGAAATAAGTAGCAATGCTCCAAGTGATACAGGTAAGTATGGTAAAAGCTGGACGGTAAAAACTATGAGAGAAACATCAAACAGTCTGGAACTTGTCGTTCATTCTAAAAATAGATATCAACTAACCCATCTTCTTGAGTTTGGTCATGCAAAGCGTGGTGGAGGTAGGGTATCCGCTAGACCTCACATTGCAAACGCTGAGGAAAAAGCTATAAAGGTATTTGAAGAAGAGATAAAGGAGGCGATTTCAAATGGATAAGCTACTAGAAATTATAGAAAAAATTGGATTTCCGAGTGCTTATCACCATTTTGCAGAAGGTGAATCACCTAATCCACCTTTTCTTATTTACATCTTGCCAGCAAGCGATAACTTTTCAGCGGATGGAAGAGTGTATTTTAAAGCAAATGAAGTTCATATTGAAATTTATACAGATTACAAAAATCTAGATATAGAAAAGAAGGTAGAAGTCGTACTAGATGAGTACGACATTTTTTATAACAAATCAGAAGTCTTTATAGAGTCTGAAAAACTCTATGAAGTCCTATATATTTTTGAAATGGAGGTAAAGACAAATGGGAAATAAGGTAAAGTATAACCTTAAAAATGTTCATGCTGCAAAGCTGAAAAAAGATACAAGTGGTGCATTTACTTACGAAAATCCAAAGGCAATTCCGGGAGCTGTCAGTATCAGTCTTGATGCTGAAGGGGAGTCTAGCCCTTTTTATGCTGATGGTATTGTGTATTTTAGATCAACTGCCAATAACGGATATAGTGGGGATTTAGAGATTGCACTTATCCCAGAGTGGTTTAGAACAGAAATTCTAAAAGAAGAACTTGATAGAAATGGTGTGCTTGTAGAAAAGGCAAACGTATCTGAAACAGAAAAGTTTGCACTCTTATTTGAATTTGATGGTGATATAAATGCAATTAGACACGTTCTATATAACTGCTCAGCATCAAGACCATCTATTGAATCAGAAACTAAAGAAGATACGATTGAACCTGGAACAGAAACACTATCACTTACAGCAGATCCAAGAGAGGACGGTCTTGTAAAATCAAGAACTGGAGATACTACATCGGCTGATACCTATGCTAATTGGTATAAGAATGTGTATGTTCCACAGGCTAAAGGTGAAGCACCTAAACCTACAGGACATTAAGGAGGATTTTTATGCTAGAAAAAACAGTAAGAGTAGGAGAGGTTGATGTAAAGTTTCGTTCGTCAGCTACAATACCAAGACTATACAGAATTAAATTTAAGAGAGATATTTTCAAGGACCTGTCAAAATTAGAAAAGACATTTAAGGCAAGTGAGAGTTCATTTGAAATAGATGACCTTGAGATATTTGAAAATGTAGCCTATATTATGGCTTACCATGCAGATAGGAGTATTGCTGGAAATATTGATGATTGGCTTGACCAGTTTGAGATGTTTTCCATTTATGAGATTCTACCTGAAATACTTGAACTTTGGGGAGCAAACCTTGAGACGGAAGTTCAGTCTAAAAAAAACTTCCAAAAAGTAGCAGGGAAATGACAACAGCCCTATTTCTACTAAGATGTGTAGAAATAGGGATAAGCATTTCTGAACTTGATTTACTAACCATAGGTATGGTACTGGATATCTGGACTGAAAAATCAAATGATGGAGTAAAATATAGCAAGGTGGCGGGGCAAACTGAGTTTGATATGTTCTAATTTAAAGTCTTGAGTAGACATGGTATAATAGGGGTAATAAATAAAAAACAAATTTGAATTTATGGGGGTGTGGCTATTTGAAGAACGGCAGACCTGATTTCAGAGATATAAAATCATTTGAGGAATTTAATAGATACTATTGGTATCGAGAAGAACTTTCGCAAATTTGCAAGTCACTTGGATTAGAATATAGAAGTACAAAGCAAGAACTGAATCATATCATAGAACAATATTTTATGGG